GGGAACATCAAGGTAAGGTAGTTATGCCATTTATTGGTATAAGTCGATTACCAGATTTCTCTATTAATTATGAATTTTATAACGACAGTCAAGTTCGTAGGGGTTGGACTAATCAGAAAGCTAGGAATGAAGATGGTGTAGAGTTTAGGGATAAGCGAGTTATGGTACACTCACTTCCTGTAATGTTACAGTATCAAATAGACGTTTACGCTACTAAGCGTGATGTATGTGATGGCATCATTTCTGAGTTATTAATGGAGTTTTCTGAAAGACCATATCTTAGGGTTCAGTTTATGGACATTGGTGACCATGTACAAGAGTTTCAATTAGCATTAGAAGATGGTGTTAGTGATAATACTGATGTGAGTGGTTTTGCTGAGACAAATCGATTTTATAGAAAGTCTATAACAATTAATATTGACCATGCATATATCTATCGTGTAGATAAAGCATTAGAGGTTGATAAAATTATCATAGATATTCATGATTTACCACTAGATGATAGTGATTTAAATAAAATTAAACCTAAGAATGGTAATAATTCTGATGGGTTTGATTTCAATACAGATGGCATTAGTCCTGGTGTTAGAACTAGAGATGAGTTAAATCTAGCTAATGATGAGACATCTGAGGGGTATCATAAAATTAAATAGATATAGTAAGAACGTATTCAAGTATTTGGATACGTTCTTTTATATATAGGTTTTGAAAACATTAAAAACAATAAATATCTGTGTATACTAAAGAAAAGAGTTATATGTACAAAAGATGGGTAAAGTGAATAACTTATAATATATTATAAATTATCCAATTTTGAGGGGGATATAATGGCTACACTAACAATGTTAAGTCCTGGTGTATACATGAACGAGGTTGACAAAAGTCAATATACTACAGACTCCTCTACTTGTATTATTGGTATGGTAGGTGGTGCTAGGTTCGGTCCAGTTGGTGTTCCTACACTTATCTCTTCACAACAAGAGTTGATTAAAACTTTTGGTGAGCCTGTTGAAGGTGAGTATGGTTTGTATAGTGCCCTAATGGCATTAACACATGCAAGTCAAGTTATCTATACACGTGTTGTACGTGGTGGTACTAAAGCTACTTCAGGTAAAATCGGTACTGATAAAGTTCTTTATCGTTCTGCTGTAATTGGCGAGGCTAGTAATGGTCTTAAAATCATTCAGTCTGCTTTGACTGGTGGTAAATTCAGTGTGACTATTAAAGATGCACAGGATGTAGAGAAAGAAAAGTTTGAAGATTTAACTTTGACTTCCTCAGAAGAAAACTTTGTAGAAGCTGTAATTAATGCTAAATCAAAATTGATTCGTGTTGAGTTACAATCTACAGGTGATGTGACTGCAAAAGAGTTTGTGTTGGGTGATGCTGTAAAAGGTGGCAACACAGGTTCTAATGCACATGCAGGTAAAAAGGGTACAAATAAAGTACTCTTAGAGTCAAAATACTTTGATTCTAAATTAAATGGGTGTTCTGCTATTTTCAGTGCTATTGATGAGTTTACTCAAACATTTAATGTAAGCATTGTTGATGAAAATGGTAATGTTGTTGAGCAATTCAGTACATTATCTATAGACCCTAAATCTCCACGTTTTGTTGAGACTATTATTAATAATGGTTCTATTCGTGTTAATGCTAAAGTAGATACAGATACATCTGTTAACTATGCTGAAGATACGTTAATCTTTAGTGGTGGTGATGATGGTATCTTAGGCATTACTGCTAGTGATATCATTGGTGATGTTTCTGGTGGTGGTTTACAAAGTTTCTCTAACCCAGAAACAGTTACTATCGATGTATTAACTGCTAGTGGTTGGAGTGATGCTAGTGTTATTAAGGCTGGTTTACATATTGTTGAGAACCGTGCCGATTCTATCTTTATCGTAGACCCACCATTCGGTATGGGTGTACAAGAGATGGTTAATTGGTCAAATGGTAAGGGTTCATACACTAATCAAAATGGTCTTGATACATCTTATGGTGCATTGTATTGGCCGTGGTTACAAATTAGTGATAGTTTCACTAATAAAAACATTTGGCTACCACCTAGTGGTTTCGTAGCTGGTCAGTATGCGTATAATGATAAGGTAGGTTTCCCTTGGTTAGCACCTGCTGGTTTGAATCGTGGTAGGATTACTAAAGCTATTAATACAGAGTATTCACCTACACAGGGTGAACGTGATGCTTTGTATGGTCATAGGAATGTTGTAAACTGTATCACAAACTTTATCGGTCAAGGTATTGTTATCTGGGGTAACAAAACACTTCAACGTCAACCAACTGCATTGGATAGGGTTAATGTTCGTAGGTTAATGAGTTTCTTAGAACGTAGCATTGCTATGAAATCTAGGTACTTTGTATTCGAGCAAAACTATGATGCTACTTGGGAGCGTTGGAAAACTCTTATCGAGCCAGTTTTGATTAATGCTAAAAATAATGGTGGTTTATATGATTATAAAATTGTGTTAGAAGCTACTGCACAAGATTATGAAAACAATCGTATGCCTATCAGTATTTACGTTAAACCAATTAAAGCCGCTGAGTTCATTAGCTTGACTTTCAACATAATGAATTATAGTGCTAGTTTCAACTAATAAGGGGGATATGATATGAGTCAGTTAAATGCCGCCTTTATGTCTATGGACTCAACGTATGAGGTTCAACGTACCAATAACTTTAGGTTTATTGTAGATTTAAGTGAGTTCTCAAATAATACATCTTCTTCTAGTGGTGATATTATTGAGTTGGCTTGTGATAGTACAGGTCTACCTACTGTATCTAATGACCCTATTGAGTTGGATTATGGTAACTCTCAAATCAAGGTAGCTGGTAAAGCAACTACTGATGATATTACAGTTGCTGTAAAAGACTTTATCGAACCTGACGTAGAGAATATTCTATGGCAATGGAGGATGAAAGTTTATAATCCTAAGACTGGTAAAGTTGGTTGGGCGAATAACTATAAACGTACATGTATGATTGTTCAATATGGTCCGAATGGTGAAGTATTGAGGAAATGGCAATGTGATGGTTGTTGGCCAACAAGTCTTGATTTAGGTGAGCTTGATTATTCAAGTGGTGATAAAAAACAAATTAGTATGAACTTGTCTGTAGATACTGCGTATCTTGTACGTGATGGTCAAAATACTCATATTTATGGTACAGACTAATTTAGTTAGTTTTATAGGACGTAGTGTATGCTACGTCCTATTTTTGTGTTATAATGTTTGTGTGTGGTTTCATACTTATCTTTATGTGTTCTCATATTAAGGAGTTTATGAGGTTAAGGTGGGTTCATTGGTTATTGACATAATTAATTACATGTACTATAATTAATTATGTTGATTAACAGCCATGGTCAATTAAAAAAGCTGACATCAGAATATGGTGTTAGCTTTTTTAATTTATATACAATTTAGGGATGGTTTTTCTGTTTGGGGTTTACATATTTTGTTTCTTGTGGTATATTGTATGTAGTGGATGAGAGTGGTTACTCATCTACTGTATGTGGATGATTGCGTTACATCTACATATACCTCCCTTTTTACTGTTACGTTTGTTTATTTCCTTTCGTAGCGTAACAGTAAATTTACATATTGTCGTTCTTATTGGATAAAGATTAGATTAGGTTTTTCATGATAAGTATGCTTTGTTGCATATATTTTTCTCCGTTAGAGTGTTACATTGATTACTTCGGCTCTTATCAATGTAACACTCTTTTTCTTTTTGTATAGCAGTTTAATAAAAATTTAATTGTTTATATTAAGTTGTAGTGTTTTTGATGATAGAGTTTTATATATAAGTTTCATGTGGTTGTGGTATTATTCTTGTTGTTTATATCTTAACTTCATCTTATATACATAATCAGAGGGGTTTAGAGTAGATATAATAGCATCACAATCTACTTTTACATTAGATGGTTATATGTAAATTTCACAGTACTTTTCGATAGAAATACTAAAGCTAGTTGCAGATAATCATGTTTTCATGTAGTAGAGGTGGTGTTTTATGAATTTAATTGAGATGTTATCTGTGTTGGGTATGAACATAAGTATAGGTGATGTTTCAATAGCAACATTACTTTTACTGACAATCATACAAATATCTCCTATTGAGTTCAATCCTTTATCTATTATATTGTCTATTATAGGTAGAGAGTTGAATAAAGAAGTAATTGATAGGGTTGAGAAATTGGAAAAGTTAGGGGAGTCTAACAGTAGGGGAATAGACAAGCTATCTTATGAGGTTTCTGAGACTAGGGCAATTAACGCAAGGTCTAGGTTATTGGAATTTAATGATGATTTACTACATAACGTAGCTAAGTCTAAGGAAAGTTTTGACCATATAATGGCAGACATTACGTATTATGAGCATTTCTGTAGAAAGCATGCAGATTTTCATAATCATGTTTCAGATATGGCTATTAAAAATATAGAGGACATATATCGTAAGCGATTGTCAAGGAATGATTTCTTAAAATAGATTAATGGTTATATTGAATATAGTAGAGATAGTAATACTTTTTACTATCTCTATTTTCATGTTAATTGTCAAATGGTCTTATAGTATATATAAGGTTAGGTAGTTTCAATACTTTTTAGATATTATATTAATAGTACAAAAGAAGAGGTTTTAAAGTGGAAGATAATAAATTTAATTTAGGTGCAGATGTTTTTGGTGATACTACATCTGAGGTTACATCTACTGTTGTAGAGAAAGATATTACTTCATATTCTGCTGATAGTGTTTCTACAAAAGAAGAGGTTAAAGTGGAAAATATAAATAAAGAGGATTTGATTGCTAAAGAATTAGATAGGGAGAGTACAGAGGCTGGCTCTAAGAAAACTAAGTTAGCATATGAGTCTACTGTGTTGTTGCCATCTAAGGGTATTTTATATAAAGAGGATAATATCCCTGCTAATATTACATTACGTGGCATGACTACAAAAGACGAGAAAATCATGTATGCTAGTCAGGGTGCAGATGTATTTAAGAAGATTTTAAGGAACTGTATTGTTTCTCCTGAGAACATTGATATTAATCGTTTGATTAGTGCTGATGAGATGTTCTTGATTCTTCAATTACGTATGGTTACTTTTGGTGATAAATATAAAGTACGTTCTACTTGTCCTCATTGTGGTTCTGTAGATGAGCATGAGATTAGCTTATCTGATTTTGATATTATGTATTTAGATGATAATTTCACAGAACCAATTAATGTTGAGTTGCCTGCTAGTGGTGATACTTTGTCATTACGTTTACTTAGAAATTCAGATACAGAATATGTAGAGAAATATGCACGTAGGTTCGCTAAACAGTTTAATCAAAACTATAAAGAGGTGATGTATATTTGTAGAATGGCAAAATACATTACAGCTATTAATGGTAAACCGGTTGATTTTGTAGATGCACGTAGTTATGTAGAGAATATGGTGTCTTTGGATAGTGCTAAAATGCAGACAGTTATTAATAGTATTATTGTTGGTGTAGATACAATCGTAGACCATGAATGTACTTCTTGTGGTGAGTTGTATGATTTTGCTATGCCTATTACTAGTGAGTTCTTTCGTCCCACAATTAAGTGAGTTTAATTCAGACGAATATAATAAAAAGGCTAGAGATATAAGATTTACTGCTTTTCGTTCTTTGATGAAAGAGGAGTTTCAACTAGCATATTTTGGTAAGATATCATATGAATCTGTTGAAAATATGAGTTCTTTAGAGAGAAGGACAATGTATCAGATTCTAGTTGAACAGAAAAAAGAAGAGAAAAAAGCACAAGATGAGGCTATCAAATCCGCCAAAGAGAAAAAAGCTTCTAGGGGTAGGAGAAGATAGCCTCTTCTCTTTATATTTTAGTAAAAGGTTGTATATATGGGTGAGTTACAGGATAGAAAACAACTGAATAAGCGTATACAACAGATAGAAGAAAAAGAAGCTAAACGTGTTGAGAAGAACATAGCTAAACGTGAAAAGCGTTTTGCTAAGATGTTAGATTCTCAGATGACGATGTTAGAGTCATTCTATAGTACTTCAAGTAAAACAGCCAAAGGTATGCTTAAAGATAGCATGGATGGTCAACAAGCTATTTTAGAGGATAGTTTGGCAGACATGAAGCGTGAGTTTAATCTTTATGCTAAGTATATGGATAATACAACACGTAAGTATTATAAGGGTATGATTTCAGTTGCAGATGAAAGTCTGACAACTATGAAAGAGACTGTTGCTAAGCGTTTTGGTGAGATATCAGATGAATTTGATGAAGAGATGGTTGGTATGACAGCATCTTTCACAGATAGGATTAAGCGTTTCTCTAAGGGTATTAGGGACGCCGCTGTGGCATTGGAATTAACTGATATGGCTAGTAGTGTTAAAAGCAGTTTAACTGATATTACTGATTCATTTATTGATAATTTCCGTGAGAGAAGTGCTAAGTTAAATGGTAATATCACTAAAGGTGATTATCAAAAGATGATTGGTAGTGTAGTAGATTCTTCATATTCTATGGGTAGGAATGAGGCATCTGAGTTAGTTAATGGTGTCATGGATGAGTTGGGAATGAAAACTGCTAAACAGTTAGACCCTTATCTTAAAGAGGTTGCAAGTTTACATACTGCAATAGACGCCAATATTAGTGATTTATCAAGCATTATTAAAATGGATATTAATAGTGGTGGTAAAGGTGAGTTACTCAAAGAGATGTCAAATATAGCTACTGGGTTAGGTTCTGATAAAGATTTAACTGTAGATAGTAATGCTATGTTATCGTCAATGAATGAACATATCGAGGATTTATATGGTCTTTCTAAGAAAGATTCTGTTAAGTTTAAGGGTATGACTAAATCTCTTGCAATAATGGAAGGTATTCAACAACAGCAATATAACAAGGGTGTTGAAGAGGCCGGTGGTAAGATTGTAGAGTGGTCTAAGATGTCTGTACCTGAACTTCTTAAAGATGATGACTTTATGAACTTTATGGCTAGGTCCGGGATGAGTGCTGAAGAATTTAGAGGTGCTATTGATAGTGGTCAGTCAGATGTGGTAATGAAACAAATGCAAGATTTGTTTATAGCTAATAAGGATGACCAATATGCTTTAAATCAGTTAAGGGAGTCTATGGGGTTCAGTTCTGATGCTGTGGCACAGATGTTCGCTGATGCTGATTCTTTGACAGGTGATTTGAAAAAGGTTACAGATAATATAAATAAGAACTCTAATTTAAGTGGTTCTAATGCTGAGAGTATGGCTGGGTATGCTAATGGGCCGATAGAAAAATTGAGTAATTGGTTATCTGATTCTTTCCCTGTTAGGATGGTTTCTGATTTCTTTGGTGAGTTAGATATTAAAGCCGCCAATATGGCAAACTACGCCATCATCGCATATACTATTTCTGATAGATGGGGTGATGTAAAGGATATGCTTAAAATGGTAGCTACACCGTTTAAGAGTTTCGGTAAGTTCTTGTCTGGTGGTGGTTTTAAGACATTATTCAGTTCTAAGGGTGCTTTAAGTCAGGGAATTGAAAATGGTTTGAGAACATTATTTACAGGTAAGGGTTCTTTTGTAACGACTCTAGTAGATAAGTTCAAGAGTGTGTTCTCATGGATTGGTAAGGTATTCTATGCTAATGCTCCTGATAAGATGATAAAAGCGTTTTCTAAGGTAGGTTCTAAGTTAGGTGGAGTATTCTCTAGTTTCTTTGGAAAGATATTTGATAAGATTGGTAGCACAGGGATTGGAAAGTTAGCATCTAAGTTATTCAGTGGTGGCATTTTCAAGGTACTAGGTAAAGTCATACCTATTGTTGGTGGTTTCTTTGATGTGATACTAGATTTCTTTAGTGGTCTAGGTAAAGCAGATGAGTGGTTTGGTAAAGACCATAACTTATTACAAACTATCATGAGTGGTCTTATTGGTGCTATATTCGGTACTGGTAGTGGTATAAAGTGTGAAAACTTTATGGACGATTTATTTACTGTAATGGGTGGTGCATTAAAGGGTGGTGCCGCTGGTTTTGTAGTTGGTGGGCCGTTAGGTGCTTTAGTTGGTGCTATTTTAGGTGCTATAGCTAATGCTATTGGTGGTGATAGGATAGCTGGTGCATTTAACTCTTTAACAGAATATATTTCTACTATACCTGATAAGATTATTGGTGTATTCACATCGGCATTTGACGCCGTACATGATTTGATTGCAGATTCATGGGTAGGCAGTTTGTTAGGTATGACTAAAAATAATCCTGATGCAAGTACAGGTGATAACACTAACACATTGATGAAGACTATGGCTTTAGCCACTCCTTTTGGGATGGTTTCTAGTCTTATAGGTTCTTTTGGTTCTCATGCTGATGGTTTATCGGAAGTTCCATATGATAATTACCCTGCTTTCTTGCACAAAGGTGAAGCAGTTTTAACTTCTCAACAAGCTGGTGCTGTTAGGTCTGATGGTGGTATACCTATTACAGGTGGTAATAGTTTAATTGAAGCTTTAGGTATTGATGGTGAGGTTGGACAAGGTAGGTCTGTTCTAGAAAGAGTATTTAGAGGTGTGTTCGGTATTACAGGTCAAGATACTTATGGTGAGGGTGGCTTATTTGGTAATATATTTAAGCATCTGCTCAACTTAGGTAGTGGTGGCATCTTAGGTAACTTGATGGGCGATAGTGGTTCTATCTTTGATAAGCTAAAAGAATTCTTAAAAGGTGGGGGTTCTTCATCTAGTGGTGGTTCTTCTGGTGGAAAGCCAGCTAACATGTCTACAGGCAATGGTGATGGCAAAAAGATTTGGGATTTCTTAGCTAAGGCTGGTTATTCTGCTGAGGGTATTGCTGGTATTCTAGGTAACTTGCATGAAGAGAGTGGCTTTAGAAGTGGTGCTATTGAAAATGATGGTGGTACTACTAATGAAGACTTAGTAAAACAGATTACAGCTAGTAAGGATGCTTTTCTTGCCGATTCACGTGGTTTTGGTTTAGCACAGTGGACTGATAGTGGACGTAAGAGTGCTTTATGGGATTATGCACAGTCTAAGGGTACTAGTGTTGCTGACTTCCAGACTCAGTTAGAATTCTTGTTAAAAGAGTTACAAGAAAGTTATTCTGATACATCAAATGCATTAAAGGGAAATATTACTGTTGACCAAGCATCTGATATATTTGGTACAAACTATGAGGGTTTTGGTGCTAATTCTGCCGCTAGTCGATTAGAAAAATCTAAAAAATTCTATGAAGAAAACACTAAAGGGACACCTCAGTATGCACAAGGTACACCGTGGGTGCCAGATACACAAGTAGCGTTAATTCATGAGGGTGAGATGGTAGTACCAGCTGATAAGAATCCTTTAAGTTCAGATAGCACTTCTAATGCTGTAGGTTTACCTACAGATAATGGTGGTTCTGATGATATTGTTGATGCTATTAAATGGCAAGTATCTAGGTTAGAAAGCAAGTTAGATGCATTAATTAATGTAGTAGCTAGTAGTAATTCTAATTATAGAGGTAATGGTTTTGGTTCTGATTCCTCAGTTAATAATTTATTGAAAGTATAGGTGGTGATTGTAGTATATGGCTAATGATTTCAGTTCTGATAATTATTCAATGTCAGTAGGTAAGAGTGGTGTTACCACTATGCAGTGGAATCCTACTACAATTATTCCTTGCTATATTGTTAATTTAGTTACAGGCACTAAGATTAATTTTGCTACATTACCTACTGATGTGTCTGAGGATTATGGTGCTAGTTTTGGTCAACAACAGCCTATGGGTAGGTCATCTCCTTATTTTAACTATGAGGGTAGTGAAGCAAGAACTGTTTCTTATAGCGTTACACTTCATAAGGATATTGTACCTGATATGGAGAATGTTGTATTAGAGTGTAAGAAATTAGTATATCCAAAGTATACAGGTAGTTTAGTTACACCGCCTTATTGTTATGTTAGATTTGGTGCTATGATTAATATCACAGCTATCGTTAACTCAGTGAGTATTGAATGGGGTGGTGCCGCTGGTACTATTCTAGGTGATACACTTGATAGTGAATCATTGGGTGGTAATAGTTCTCCTACATATTCTGATGTTCAAATAAGTTTTAGTTTTACAGAGATTAGGGCAAGGTCATTAATGCAAGCTGATAATGTATTTGATGAGGGGCCTGTTAGGTAGGTGTGCTAATGAATAAGCCGTCATTGATAAAAACTGAGATAACACAATCTTTTACAAGTAGACAAGATAAGATATCTAGGTATTCTAACCTAAAGAGGTTAGTAAATCTAGATGGGAATACATACATTGAGACTCCTAATAAGATAGAAATTAAGGAGAGTAATAGGGACATATATTATTCAGTAGAAAAGGGTTACGAGAATAGGTTAGATTTGATATCTAATAAATTCTATGGTACACCTTTAATGTATTGGGCAATCGCAGTTATGAATCGGATTGATAACCCATTAGACATACCAGCTGGTGTTGTTCTTAGAATACCAGCTATTGAATCAATATATGATACAGGTGCTATTCAGATATGAGTGAGTTTAAAGAGAGTCAAATAACAAGGGATTTGAGTGGTCATCAACCTCTTTATGCTTTCATTGATTTAACTATAGATGGTCATAATATATCATACTTTGGTAATAAAGATTACAATGAATCTGTTATTAGTTTGAATGTGGAACGTAAAGGCAAGTCTAATCAAGACTTGTCTGGTTCTACTTTTGATATTGAGTTGTATGATGATACAGCTTTACGTATCGAGGAGTTGTTAGCTAATGCTATTCCTGTAGGTAAGAATTGGAAAACAGCTAAACAACTAAAAGATACAGGCAATGATGTTACTAAAGGTAATATAGCGTGGAAACAGTCTGAGGAAAAAAAGAAAGACGAAGAGGCTGAAAAGTCAAATACATATACAAAAGAAGACGAGAAAAAAGATAAAGACCACAAAGAGGGTACTAAGAAGAATGTTAAGGCTAAACAAGAAGGTAATGTAAGGTGTAGGTATGGTTGGTGTAATAGAAAAGGTCAGGTAATTGAAGATATTTCTTTAATTGGAAAGGCTTTAAAGTACACATTAAACTTTGAAGGGCCAGCATTAACATTAACATTAAATTGTGTAGCTGAAGCAGATGTTACTTCTACACAAAAGTTAAATATGACATTTGATGTTGCTACTTATGGTGGTAAACCCTCTGAGATTGTACGTGCTATGTGTCAAAAAGCTGGCATTGAGATTGGACGTATTGTAGAGACTAAACCTATTTTAGGTGAGGATGGTAAGCCTAAAGAGTTTAAGACTGAAACTAAGAATATGAGGGAGTTTATCTCAGATGAGTTGTTAGAGAAGTCTGAGCCTTTAGATTCAGATAAGCCTGGATATAGGTATTTTACACAAGTTGTTGATGGTGTAGAGAAAGCATACTTTGTTCCTAATGAGATGTATGGTGATATGACTGTTGTTACATACAAGAAAATGGAAGAAAATACAACTTCAATGTCTACAACTACGGCTAATGCACAGGTAAATACGAGTGGTGATGCATATTTAAAAGTCATGGGTGTATCAACACCTGTACTTGGTGCTAATAATCATGATGATATTAGTGTTACAGGTAGTGGTAAAGTTGTCTTTGTTGGTGATGTTAGAGTTAAGGATTTAAGTGATTCAGTACCTAATAATAAAGATATAGTCTATGTGTATGATGATAAAGCTAACTATAGGTGGTTAAAAGACAACATGGATAAGATTAAATCATTAACTACGTTGGGTAGTAGGGTTTATATGATGTTAGGTCTTAATGATTTAGATAACATTATTAACTATGTAGAGTACTACAATCAGTTAGCAAAAGAATTTGAGAGTATAGGTGTTCAGTTCTTTGTAGTATCTATATTACCAGTATTCATGGCTAAATCAACAATTAAGAATAGTAAGGTTTCTGCTTTTAATCGTGCTGTAAAGCAGAATAAGTGTAGGGAGTTACATTACGTTGATATCTATAATCCAATTCTACTAGCACTCAAAAGTAATAATACTAAGAGTGATGGTATTTCTTATAATAAACGATTAATGCAAGATGTATATAGTAGGATTGTTTATTATAAGGACATACAAGTTGAGACAGTTTCTACTAGAGATGTTGCTAATAAGGGTAAAATTATTAATGGTGTAGAGTTTACTACACATAGCGTACCTGATATGTTGAGTCGTTCTGCGTATCAAGGTAGTGTTTCTGATGACGAGATATTTGGTGATGATGCTTTCTTAGAGGATACAATTACAAAGTACCTGGCAGTTGCAATTTCAGAGGCTGATAATAGTGATATTGCTGAATTAATTTCTGGGTTAAAACAGTATGAGACATATCTTTTATCTGTAAGAGATAACACAGTACATCATGATGTTTTAGGGTTAGATTTAAATAAAACTGTTTCTACTGCATTAGCTTTAAAAGAAAAACCTGATATAAACAATATAACAAAGGCTTTTCTTAAAGTTATTGGTAAGGATAAGATTTCTTCTGATGTAACAAAGTATGTAGATTTGGTTAATAATTTCACTGGTAGTGTTAAAGGTGATAAAAAATCAATAGATACATATGTTGGTGTTGTTAGTAAGTTGTTTGGTGATAATAAAGATGTTGCTAAAATATCTTCAACTATCACAGATGCTGTTAAGTTAATATCAGAGAATAGAGATAAGATATTAAATAACAAGAATACTAAT